AACGTTATTGCAATGCCCGAAGTTGCCAACACCACTTTTCAACATGGCACAGGTTTAGCGGGTATGTGCTGTTCTTAACTTTGTTAACCTCTGACTCGATGTCGTCGGCAATTTGCGAAGCAGACGGGCTTGCTTTGTTGTGCGATGCGGAAGGAGTGACTTCCTTATTATTTTGTTTAATTGCCACCCTTATTCCAAGTACAAAACATGAAAGTGCAACAGGCAACAAAAGGACGAAAAAGAAAAAGAACTCACTCACAATTAAACCTCCAATTAAAAAATTAACGACTGTAGTTTTGCACAACGGACTGCCAAGGGTGAAGTGCCGGTACTCCGGCATTTGCGCGAGTCTTCGAGCCACCCTTGGCTTGTTGGTGGAACGTGTTTAGCTCCACCATAATGTAAAGGCGCTGTTCCCAAAGCCATTTTCCCGGAGAGGATTAATGCCGGAGCTACCGACAGGCAGTAGGGCCATCCTCCATGTTTTACAGCGCCATAAATATTCAAAGAGCGAAACATTTACACCAACGGAAAAGTATGGTGACGTGCTCCTGCATGTGCCGAAGGCGAACACCATACGGTTGTTGGATGCAGTCAATGGGTGCCTCCAAAATATAGCGCGAGATCACCGGCCCTTCGGCGGGGCACCTGTCTTAGCCCCGTTACCGGAAGCAAATTAAACGGACTTTGCACCGCTCGCGCATCTAAATTAAAAGCACCCATTTATTGCACTCCAACGTTTGCGGCATGTGTGCAGTTATCGCCTATTGCCCACTTCCATAATGTCCAGCGATAATTGCATACTGCCGCTGTTATACGCTGTTGCACCGGATTCCTTAGATTCCAGCGCGCCCTCTGCCCCGAAAAGGCACTGTTGAGCTCGCTCCTGTTCCAGTCGTTCGAGGGACAGCGCGTGATACTGAATATCATGCTCGAAACAAAGAAAACGCCGACCAAGTTTGTGACAGGCAATGGCGGTTGTGCCACTACCGGAGAAAGGATCAAGAACAATATCGCCCGGTTCGGTAAATCGCAGAAGCAACTTGACCATGTACTCAATCGGCTTAGGAGAAGGGTGCGGCGGCTTCTCGCCAGAAACAGAAAACTCGAAAAATGACTGCCCCCGCACGGCACCGCCGCCGATAACGGCAATAATGGTGTTTTCGAAACCAAGCTTGTTGAAAGTCATACCGTTGAGATTGCGCCCGACGTGCAAACCTTGATAAGCCGCACCCATACGCTGGATACAAGTGGCGATTTGTTCTTGGCCCGGCGTAACAGCAACACCCTTTCGCGTAACGCGGAGCAACTCAGCCTCGAAATCGAAACGAGGGTAGGCGCTGTCCCATTCTGCCTTGTTGACACCATACGGCGGGTCGGCGAAGGCAAAATCTACGCACTGAGAAGCGAGCGCATGAAGCTCCGCAAAGGAATCGACTCTATGAATTGTATTTAGGGCGCGCATATAATATCTGCTCTCCGGTGCAATTGCGTATAACGTTTGACAAAGTGTGAAGTTTGCGCTTCGCAAATTTAGCTTTGCGCCACACTTTGTTTGTTAGGCGATGTAAAATTTTCTACTTTAATTTCGCTCGCGTTATCTGGCGTGCGAAGAATGACTTTACCTATGCAATGAGACGACAGCGTTTCAACCCACCGCATGACATTAGCAATAGGTTCTGATGTATTAAATACCCTCGTTTGAATCCACATAGTTCCTACGCTGTCGTTTCCCGCCGAGCATTCAACCATTGCTACTACCGGCATACGCGAGCCTCCATATTCAAAAAGAAAATTTTATTTCGCCTAACGTACTACGCAGCACGAAGTTGGCGCTTCGCCAATTTGGGCCGAGCCTTGCTAGCCGTGCTGCGTTTGTTGGTGGCCTGTGTTTGCCGCTTCCCCTGCGTAATGGGGCGGCGAATTTTACAATGCACGCCACTTTTATATATCTCCCCATTACGCCAAAAAATATTGACAGACAAAGGCTTCCACGGACCGTTACCGTTTATGCCAAATCGCTGTTCGTCGGTAGCAACAACAACCGGTTCACCATCCTTTAAAAATCGGTATTTCATTCGCCGCCCCTTTCGATAATATTTTAATATTTTTAAGGCAAACATGGACACCAACGTTAGAGCAACGTTTGCAGTTGCCGCTCTATAAAATCGTGAGTTTCTTCGACCGCGCCACGAACCTCTGCTGTAATATGGATATCTCCCCACATTGCGCGTAAATGTTCGATACATGATTCCATAGTGAGCGGCAATTGAAAACTTGCTGTGTTGGTGGATGTGGGCTGAGTACAACTATTTTCTGCGGCGCACAGTGAGCACACCGACCGAGTTTCGTGTTTGCAAATACCGTGAGTTTTACATCTTGCCATACTTAACATATTGCGCCGCCTATGAATAAATTTAAGAAGACCATTTCCTCCAACGTGCTTTGGCTATACGAAGTACGACAGTATTTGGGAGAGCGACAGCGAACCGTATAGCCAATGTTGTACGCTGTGCCTCGATTCATTCCTTATTCTCCTGCGGCGCGATCTTCCTTTTATATCCTTTTTCGTAAAGGAACTCAGCAAGTGCTTTAGATACGCACCGTTCAAGCCAGATGGTGAGATAAAAATCATTTAAATTATCTTCACCAGCCTTAACCCTGCGGACGAACTGCTCTACAGATTCCTTCATCTTCTCTCGAACTCTTCCCTCTATATCGGAATCTTCATCTGGGCCAAGGTAGCAAGGTTCCCCGGTGTAATAAACATCATGGTTCGCATTGTAATGTATTACAGTAGGGAGAAATGCGACCGTTTTTCCGCAGTGTGGACACTCTTCCACCGGAACTTTAGTAATGTTCTTTGTATCGCATCCGTTGTGTTCTCCGACAACTGTAAGTTCACCAGGAATGTCAATTGGCTTATCGCATGACGGACACGGAACAAAATCGATCTGTTCATCAAAATTTTCATGTAACGCACAAAGATTACATGCGTTTTCATCTTCAACTTGGAATTTGTCAGCTTTCATTTTTTCTCCTCTTAGCGCCGCCTTTAATTCAAAAAGAATCGAGGCATTGCGTACAACGTTCCGCGCTACTGGTGCTGTGCGTAGAATGCGGCATCATCGCGCATACAATCCCTACATAAATGATATACCGCTGCATTATCGCATTTCTCGTTTTCGCATGGCACCATAGCGCTGTTGTGCGATGCGGACGGAGTGCCTTCCTTAGATTTAAAGTAGCGATAATGGTATATAACTACGGTGCATGAAACCGAAATAACCCACATTAAATCTACAATTTGTTTAAATGTATCCAAGCTACCTCCAATTATAAAAAGCACGACTGAAGTTTTGTACAACGTTCTCAGGCACCTGCCTGAAGTTTACAAGCCGTTATAATATATTCGCGTATGAACGCTATTGAATCTAATGGTTTTTCGTTAGAAAATGTTCTTCCTGAAACATGCCGCTCGTAAGCCTCGCGAACCTCTTCAAGGCTTGGAAATTTTAGGCTGCCTGTGTTGTAGGATGTCGGCTGAGTTCTATCGCATAACTTTCGAATGGACGCGATGATGTTTGCCATATTGCAACAGCTTGCTGCAAGTTCATCAAATGATGGTTGATTATCGATAAGTTGTTCCATGAGAACTCCAATAAATTTAAGAAGACGATTTACTACAACGGGCTACCGCACCCGCCCGACGTGGGCTTTGACATGTTGGGCTGCGGCTGTTATGCGATTTAGAAAGGGCCTCCATAATTTACAGCGCACCTCCCACCTTCCTGATATGGCGGCATTACGTTTAAACACGGGAAGCCCCGGACAGGTTCTAACCAGCCGGTTGATTAGTGCGCCTACAATCACAAGAAGCCCTTTCTATTTTGCATAACGTCTACATGTTGCAGTATATACATCTAAACAATTGATTTTAAATATTCTGTGCTAAAGCCAAGTTTTATCAATTTTTCTCTTGCTGCTTCCCGCAAAAATCTTGCTGCTGACCGTTTCGGCCCAATGGTCACAGGATAGATTTTCGACTGGGCTGCACACAGATCAAAAAATCTCTGTTTTCCCCTGATCGGCAACTTCGTTTCAACGTCTTTAATTTGTGATTTCATGTATATAAATATATACTCTTTATTTTTAAAATGCCAACTATTTTATCAAAACAATCAAAAAATTTTACTTAAATCGCGGAACTGGCGCGAGGGTTAATTGTTAATGTGCGATATTACCTTGTCGATAAGTTCGCATACATCAAAATACATTTTTTTATTCTTATTCGACTTAAAGGAGTATTTTGTTTTTAATAAGATAAGATCAGATATAAGATCTTTTACCTTGTCCGAATCTCCCTTATTTAATTCTGTTTGGATTCTTGCGTCTTCCACTTCTTTTCTTTTTCGCTCTTCCTCTTTTTTGGCTGCAAGTTCCTTTTCGACACATTCCCTTTTGAGGAGTTCTTTTTTTAATTTGGCCTCGTACTCTTCACGCTCTTTTCGTTCTTTTTTTTCTCGATCTATTCTTTCTGCTTCTTCTTTCTCTTTTCTTGCCTTCTCCACTTCTTTTCTTTTTCGCTCTTTTTCTTCTGCTTCTTTTTTTAGACGCTCATTTTCAAACCTTATTTTTTCTTGTTCTTTATCGTAAAATTTCTTTGCGGTTTCCATATCAGACAATATGGCCTGGTAGTTTGTTTCAGAGATTTCTCTTAGATTGTAATTCTCACACGTCCAAAATTGTCGGTATGGCAAAAGCGATACCATTCTTTCGTTTTCAAGTTTGTCGAGACGTTCTTTTTCAACTCGTTCTTTTTCGATTTTCTTTTCTGCTTCGATTCTATCGTTGTATTGTTTTTCTTTTGCCGACAAATATGCTTCCCATACATCTGTTTTCATCGTTCCGAGGTCAGCTGGCATTTCTTCGACAAATTTTGATAGTAGTTCAGCACGCTCATTTTGTAAAGATTCAATACGTATTCGCTCCATGTTCTCGAAATGCTCCTCTATTTCTTTGAGCTTGTTTTCTTTGTCTGTAACCGCCCACTTTACAATATTGGCAACTCCATCGATCGCTTTACCTGCTCGGAGATATTCTTCTTTTTGCTCTTTCCTTGTTTTCTCTGTTGATATACGAACCTTTCCAATATCAATTCTCAACCGCTTTGCCTTTTGGGTAAGATCGTCGGTAATACCACTTTCTTTTTCTTCCATAACCTTGTTGTACTCTTCTTCAAACTTCAATAACGCTTCCGACATCGGATCAAAAACAGCCTTGATCTGCTCGGCCTTGCTGAGTTCAATTCCTTCAAGTTCTTTTGATTTGATTGAAATAAGTTCATTCATGGTAAAACCTTTCTTAAAATGTTAAATTATTTTTGTTAGGTCTCTAAATTCTCTGAGTTTTTTCTTTTTCGGCTCTTCCTGCTCGACCACTCGCTTCCGGTACGGCCAGATTTCAGAAATACGTTGTATCCATGCGTCGTAGTCGATTTCACCTTTTTTTCTTACGAGTTCGAACTCGTTACGGGTTTTTATTACGGTGTTCATCAATCCCACCCATCCGCGAAATGTGTTTGTACCGGTTCAATCCTCAAAAAAAGCTAAAACCCTTTATTTCTAAGGTGTTTTGCTGCTTTTGAAAAATCCCCGTTGTGTTCAAGTACTGAGTATACTGCACTTGGTTTGTATAATTTTCTAGAATCAAAAACAGTGGAAGTACTGAAACAATAGAATCTTTTTGGAATTGCGTTCCAAGTCGCTGAAATACCATCGTTTTTGCCTGGTCTTCGCAAATAAACCTTCCCCCCCCGATTAAAAACAACTTTCCATCCATGTGCCTGAAGTATTGATACCGGATCTGTGACGCTATCGTACCGATTTAAAACTGTGGTTCCTTTTACTTCTTTATTGTGAATAGGTTTGTATTCTTCTTTTTCATATTCGTTGTACGATTCAGCAACGGCAAGCAATATCGATTCTTCTGATTCTGTGATTTTCTTTAATGTTGATAGTTTTCCGAAGTAAACAGAATACCCTATTGATGGTGCGCAGACAAAATACCCTCCTTCTCCCCTCGTCTCAATTGTTGCTGCTCCATCTTTATTACACGCCAGTTTAGCGTTTCTGCTATTTTCCGGTGATCTGTAGCAAACGTGGTAGCCTCCACTTGGTGTAGTTTCAACGTATATTTTGCTTAATACTTTTGGTTCGATATTGTTTACATCTAGTTGCCATTCGTTCCACTTGTCGCCGTTCTTAACGTCAAAATCGACGCATACCAATCCGCCTGATATTTTACCGCAGATTATGGCAATGTTTCCGGTCCAGCCTTCGGCTTCCGAAGTGCTTGGTCGACACTCCATGTATTTTTTCCACGAGCTTACAGACGGTATTTTACCGTGACATGGTATGCAGGAATATCCTGCCCGGACCGCCTGTTGAAACACATTCATTACTATGCAGCCTTTTTTTGTAATGATTTTATATATTTAATTCTAAGATATTTTAAATAATTCTTTAGTTCGTCTGTTGCCGGTAAAGGTCTTACATCAAGGTTTTTCGGCCATCTGTCATTAATTGATTTATATTGGGCCCGTATCCATTTATCACTTTTTCCAAGCCTGTTTGCCTCATGTTTTAGCATTCCAATTAAGATAGACGGTTGCAATCTGCGTAATGCTACTCCTTTTCTTTTGTCTGTTGATTTAGTTTCATCTTCTTTTAGGCGTTTCAATTCGGCTCCGATTGCCTCGATTTTTTTTCCGTAGTTTTCAACCTCTGTGTAACATTGGGGGCATATATTTCCGGTAAAAATTGCAGAGCAAACGTGGCAAGTCATTTTGTACTTTTCTTTTTTCTCTCTCGGTACAGGCTTTTTGTATGATATTTCCTTGCCGGCCAGTGTCCACTCGATCGGATCTTCGTAAAAGCCGTGTTCGTTTATATTCTTTCCATGATCGAGGACAATAAAATTTTCTTTCCCAGGAAATGGCCGTGCTCCTCTTCCAATCATTTGAAGATAAACCCCAATACTTTTTGTGGGGCGGGCAAGACAGACACACTCAATTTCCGGTATGTCAGTGCCCTCAATGAATATGCCCACATTCGAAAGCACCTGTATTTCACCCACTCGAAACCTTTTTATTATCTCGTCTCTTTTTTCATCTGAGCTGTGTGCGTCCAGATGTTCTGCTGCTATTCCGTTTCTGGTGAATTCATAAACAATAGCTTTTGAATGTTTCACGTTTACCGCAAAAACGAGTGTCTTTTTCCCGAAAGCAATACGATTCCAGTTTTCAACGATATCTCCGATAATCTTAGGATCTTTCACACGCTCACCCAAGGTTTTTTTCTCGTAATCACCGGCGACCATTTTAATGTTTTCTAGGTCGGGAGCAGATAGCCCATAATATACGCCTGGGACAAGCGATCCGATATCAATTAATTCCTGCACAGTTACAGGTTGTATTAATTTCTCGTAATACGCACAAAAACCGGCCCCTGAGCTAAGAACGGGTGTTGCGGTGAACCCAAGCACCACCTTGTCCTTGTATGCCTCCAAGGTATTTTGAAACGATTTTGAGAGACTCCGATGCCCTTCGTCTAAAAGCACGACATCGGCTGGGTGCTGCCATGGCTTGAATAGGCCCCCTGTTTCAGGGTCTATCTTTTCAAAAAGTCTTCTTCTTGAGAACGTCTGATTTGTGCCTATTTGTACCTTATTGCTCAAATTAGATTCAACCCCGGACATAATGGTTCCCGAAGTTACGCCGCATGATTCAAACCTGTTACCGAGCTGTCCAACCAGACCCCTCCGGTGCATGAGTGCCAAAACTTTATTTCCCTTGTCTATACAAGCCTTGGCAATGTGGCCCATTATTATGCTCTTTCCGGCCCCTGTCGGTAAGGTGACAAGTATTCTCCTAAACCCCAATCTTAATGCCTCACGTATCATATCGATTGTTTTTTGCTGATATTCACGGAGCTTCATTTTTAATATCCTCAATAGTTCACAATGTTTATAATCAAACTGGGTGTTTTCCCCGTTCTAGGTACTAAGTAACAGTATCTAGTATTATTAACTGTATACTTCTTTTTTCTTATCATTCTTATCATTCTTGTTTGTGGTCGGTTGCTGGTCGTTTGTTGGACCGGTTGCTGGTCGTTTTGCTGGTCGCTACCCTCGTGCTACAAGTTGTAAACATCGTAATTACATAGTGTTATTATACTAAACCTGTTGGTCGTTTTAATGGTTATTTCGCCGGTCGCTTTTAGCCGTTTTAGTGCAGTTCTAATCGACCGTTCGGAGATTCCTGTTTTTTCAGATATTGATTTCCTGCCGGTTAAAATCTGGCCTCGTTTAATGTTGATTCCTTTATAGTTTCCATCTGAGTGGTTGGCCGAAAGAAATAAAAACGCGAATACGTGGAATGTTTCGGAAGATGAGAACCATTCCCAATCAAGTATTTTTCTCCAGAATTTAACGTACCCTCGGTGCATAATAAATAAAAAGCCCTCCTGCCCGTGTGACGGCACGAGCGAGGCAAGGGCGGAAATTCCGCAGGGCTAAAATTACAATTTGGTTTTGGAAAATGATCCGTCACTCATACCTCTAATATACCATAATTCTGCGTCGAAACCAAGTTTTACTAGGTTAATGCAAGATATTTATTTATTATCAGCAATTTTTTTAAATTCGTCGAACGATCTGACAATAAAATAATGTCCATTTGCAACCCTGCGCTCAAACTGTTTCTGTCCGGTGGACTGTTTCCCGATAGCTGTTTTCAATTCGACACAGGTATAAGTTCCGTTGTCGCGTAAAATAGTAATATCCGGTACCCCGCGGACAAACTCAGCGATCATTGCTTTTATGTGTGGTGGGATATTTGGTATTCCAAAAACGGCCTGGTACATTTCGTCAGGGATGCGGATAAATGCAATATTATTTACAATTAGATAGTCTTCGCATGGTTTTTGCAGTTCGTATTCTGGCGTTCTGCCGCGGGAAACTATTTTCTGTTTGTTTTTTTTTTGAAATTGCATATTAATATTCAACCTCTCTGGGTAGCGGGATATACAGTCCCATTTCAACAGAGGCCCAGCGCCGGATGTTTTCGAGGTAATCTTCCATTTCTGCGGTGTTTAAATTACTGGTACTTTTAACCGTGTCAGGAAGTCCGTCACGGTGTACTCTCAGAAATAAAAGTTTCATTGCGTCGTGAACTTCCTCAGTAGTGTACCCGGTGTGGTCAGAAATGATGTCGTATACTGCGCCCCACATATATTTGTTCTGATTGTTGCTGCGTGATTTTTTGAATCTGCTGATCTTAACGATAATACGCTTTCCCTCATACTTGTAAAAAACCCTTTTGAAGGTTTCGGGATTGTCCGGCAGGAATTTCCCGCCGGACACTGTACCATGGTGTAATTTTGTGATAGCCACGGTTAGAAGGGGCAGTTGTCATCTGCTTGTGAAGGCGTTTGCTCCTGTTGCGGTCTTTGCTCAGAGCAGAATTCCGGTGCATCTTCACCGATGTGGCCGGACCACCATTTTTTCCCTTCGACAGTTGTTTTTGTCCAGAGTACTACAGGAATGGATATCCCCATAATTCTGATCTTACCTTTGAGTGAAGGCATTTTTTTTCCTTCCTGTGGCGGAACCTGGTTAAGTACAATTTGCCCGTCGTTAAGTTTGAAAGCCATTATAACTCCTATATGTTAAGGTTAAACTGATCTAGGAATTCATTAAGTTGCGACGTAAATTTCAACAGTTTCTTCTCTATTTCTTCAAAATCGATATCTTTTGCATAAAATCTTTTTTCGTAATATGCGAGTTCTCCCGGAAGATCTGAACAGTATCCAAAATAATCCCAATACTCACGGCCTGTGCAAAATAGATTCCATTTTATTTGCCATGCGTATTTTTTATCTATGTCATCAATCATGAAAACTCTAACGTGATTTTCAGGGAGAAGGCATTTTATTTCTATGCCGCCGTTTTCACCCACTAGGCCATCGGGAGAGCATCCGCAGGTACTGTATTTTGGGTGTTCTATGTATGCCGTTTCTTTAACTGCGGTTTTATGTGTGATTTCATAGTATTCCCTGGCTTCGTTTTCCATATCAATACCGCGTTTCATTGCTTGTGTCAGGGGAGACGCTTTCCTTTGTGCCATGGCGATTTCTGAAATTAAAAGAGACATGAGGGTTTTTTGCGCCAATGGAGAGCCCATTAAATAAGCTGCGCGGGTGCCGGTTATTTTTCCCAGTTTTTCTGCAATCCATTCTTCTGACCGTTGTTCCATGTCATGCCTCTTTCTTTTTGAGCATTCCAATTATAACAGCAGCAGTTCTAAATCCGAGGTCTTCAACAGATTCTCCCCAACCTCTGTTTTTAATAAATTCATTAACCTTGTCAGGATCAGTGTTTTTTTCAGCCATAAGGGTGTGTATTTTTTCTTTCTGTTCTTTGGTTGCCGGACGGATATCTGCGTGTCCGTTCAAACTGCCATCGTCATCATAGGTGAGTATGTTCAGCATACAGCATAATGAATACCTCCGTGCGTATGTCAAGGCGCTTCCAAATCGTATAGCTTCCGGCTTTGGCATTAACCCCGTGATATCAACTTCTGATTCTACTTTATCTTTCTCGTCATACAGCATAGTGATTAAGATTTGTTTTCCGTCAACGACTTTAGGAATATAGCAGACTGATATTCCTACATCAACAAGTATTGGTGTTGCAGCGTTGGTTATATCTTCAAGATTTGCATATTTTGAGTGAGTAAATTCATTTGAACGTTTTTTGCTTACTCCGGAGAAAAGTTTTTGGAATTCAGCTATTTTATTAAATAGTGGGGACATTTCGGCTCCTTTAATTTTATTTTTTCACGTGCATTGTGAGTCTGCAAAATATAATAACTGCAATTATGGCTATTATCTCTGCAATTATAATTTCTTTTTCCATCGTGCGCCTCCCATTATCATAGTACCGGATGATCTAAGCATAGCCAGTATTAATTTTAACAATCCGGCACTGATAAATAAACCGAAAACACAAATAACAACAATAATTAATTGCCACGTATCAGCGTACATTTTTTCAACTTTCTGAAAATGCAGAAACAAAAAGAATAATAAGTGCAATAACAACACTGGCTATACTTGGGATGTATAACCACGGGTTGAACGATCCGAGATTGTAAAGTACAACCGTTGCCGCTCACGATTCAATAATTATTACAATTAAAAGTGTGATAATTACGCCGAGTATTAGTCCAGAGATAAACATAATTTATACCCCTATTTTATTTGAATGGTTTCCGATACTGAGTGTTTCTGGTCGATATCGGCACAATGAATAATCGTGTCGCGTTGAAATTCATCTTTTTTTATCCTGCTGTTAATCCTGACACAGGTTGTACCATCAAAATCTTTACGGACGTTAATTTTTCCGACGATAAATTCATACATACTATTATCGCCAGTTGCGTGTTCATACCCAAGATCCTTCAACACCCCGTATACAGATATCAAATGATTGCGCACGATGGAGCTTATGTTATCGTTTTTTATCGTTGCAATTGTGTCATAATCAAGAACATTATTCATTGTTCACCCCCTTCTGTTGTTGTATTTTCGAATGTATTCATAAAACGGAGTATTATATATTTAAGCGTAGAATACCAATTAAAACCCATTACCTCAACTCTACCCCGAATGTTTTCTAATTGTAAATTACTTTTACAGTTGCGATATCCGCTTAGATATTTGTAAAGGTCTGGGTAGTAGCTACGAAGTATTTTTTCTGCAACAAGTACGCTTTTGGGAATTTCTTTATTATTAAGAATATTTTTTTTATTGTCAATACTATGCGTGACCATGTTTTCTAACCTCCCCAGCGTTTATTTTTCCAACTTTTTCTAGTGCGATTGAACGTTTCATAATTGCCCCCATCAAAACAGTGTTAGCTTATAACTATAGCCCCCCTTCCCGAAAAACCGATTCGGATCTGATACCCATAATTCATTTACATGGTACTGCCAGACCAGTACTATTCCGGTGTCATATTCCCATGTGTCTATATATGGATGATCACACCGTTGTCGAACCTGCAGTATACCTGATTCTGATTTAATGCTGTCCGGCCACTGAATTATATAGTTTCCGTCAAGATACCTGGCATCACTGAATTTCCCGCAGATAGTAGTGGGGGAATACTCATAGACTATCACCGGTGAACATGACGGGAAAACAATTGAAAGAAGCACCAGTAAAATAACAGCAGCAACGAAGCCGACAACTATTTCGGTTAGCATTTTCATCGTACTCTCCTTGTGTCTTGGTGTATCAGCATCTCGATACGCCCTTCACAGTAGTGATATTTCATAATGACCATTTTACCGCAGTGTGGACAAATTTCAGCTGGGTTTTCGGCTTCAAAAATCACCCAGATAACAAATGCGATTATAAGCGCACCGAAAACAAAAAACAACCAGTGCGATACAATAAATTCAATCATTGTTAACCTCCTCATCGGGTATGGTGTCGTCATCATCTTCAGGTGCCGCATACGGATCGCCTGGTTGTGCGATATCAACCCCGAGCCAATTACCGGCGGTATCATAGATATTCATTTTGCTTTTTTTCTTCGGTTGTATTATTGTAGATAATCCGATAAACTACCCCGTTATTTATCATATCAAGTAACTGGTTGTTGCTCCTTAAAACGAGGTGATTTCTTCCGGATCGATCAAACACCTCAACAAGTGTTAGTCCGGTTTTTTTTGCAAGTTTTATTGCGTAATTAAGATTCATTATTGTTTTTTGTTACTATCTACAATACCCATAATCATATTTTTATATTCTTTCCAGAACTGGAGACCACTATGTCCATCCATTTCTAAAATCTCTCTGTCTGTAAAGTTTTTCCACTTGTCAATTGTGTGTTTTTCACAGCCGATTTTGATTATCGTGTCTGTAATTGTAATACTGTAAAATAGTTTGATTTGTATAAATACCTCTGTGGGTACCCCAAAAACAGATATGCTAACATAACGGAGGTTCCCGCCACTGCTGATGTCCCCGCCGCTGATGAGGTCCCCGCCACTTCTGATGCTCCCGCCGCTGATGATGAGGTCCCCGCCGCTGATGATGTCCCCGCCGCTGCTGATGAGGTCCCCGCCGCTGATGATGCTCCCGCCGCTGCTGAGGTACCCGGTTACGTATAGATCACATGTGATAGTTAGCGATTCTGAAGTGACCAAATCGCCGTCAATTTTTATCCCGTTTAAATACGGTGTTGCTCCAGTGTAATTTTTGTCAATGATCATAGTTGATCCGTTCTATGCCCAGCGGGGCGGTTGTTGCTCTCATCAGTACCGCCGGCAGGAACCGGCAGACCGGGCGAACCAGGTTTCGAGCTGGTTAATACGCCATCACGTATCGATCTCCAGCCAGTACAATGATGCCATGTCTCAACAGATACGCGATATCGTCGGCGTCATCATAAATTGACAGATCAACTATTGTGCCGCGTGGTATCCCGCAATAGTCATCCGTCCGCAGTATTTCATTAATTTTTCTGATCGTTTTTGCTCTTTTCATTCCATCCTCCTCGGTTAGTTGTTTCTGCGATCTCCAACTAATACGTTAATATTATCCATTGCCGACTGATAGACTGGCAAAACAGAACTAAAAGATTTTTCCAAAAACGCCTGTCCATCTCTCAAGATAATGATTGATCCGTTGACCGGATTTGTTGTCATGACAAACAGATGAGCGGAGTATTTGTGCCCATCTTTACCATCAGATTTAATAGTCAAACTTTTTTTGCCCTCAGCTGCCAATGCCTCAATTTTTTTGATCATCTCGTTGGGATTCATTCCGTCCTCCTCGGTTTGTTTGTGTGTTATCTACCCATATAATAAAGCGAATACTGTGCCAAAACAAAAAGTGCCCTATACACTGTAATTAAGGCGTTTTTCAGATTCTTGAACATTTTAAAGTGTAAAAGAAACCGACACCGATTTGATAAAACCGGTAAAAAATCCACGTAAGTATATATAAACTATAGACTTGTAGCGCATTGTGCCAGTGTAAGGAAAATCGACGCGATTATTGATTATTTTACACGCCATATAAGGCAAATAATATGTATATTATTAATAATGTCTCCGCAAAAACCAGAAACACATAAACCGCACGCCGTACGGCAATTAAAAAGTAATCAATCTGGACAATATAATTATTTATACCATACTCCTACCTGGCGAAGAATTAGAAAGGCTCAGTTGGCGCGTGAACCAATGTGCCGTGATTGTAAAAAAGGGGGGAAAATTACTGTAGCTACGGTATGTGATCATATAGTACCCCACCGTGGGAATATTAAATTGTTTTTTAAGGGGCCGTTCCAGTCGTTGTGCGAACATTGTCATAACAGAAACAAACAAATATACGAGAAAAGCGGTAAAGTTGTTAAGCATATTGGTGTTGATGGGTATCCGATAGAGACTGGAAAATTATGATGGAAGAAAATTGATATTCACATATTCGCGAACCGTTTTGTGCAAGTCCGCCCTTGAAAGGAGATTGTAGGTGGCCGCTAATAACCGAAAATTTCAGGAGTTTATGGACCGCTTCGCTGCAGATACGGTATCAACGAAGGTACGGTCGCTTATGTGGGAGTGTTGGGTCGCGGCCACAGAAGCTGCGGAAGTTGGCGAACCAACACACAACAGGCGCATTACAAAATGTCCTAAGTGCGGTAGTTCTAGAATATGCTATTGGATGGCGCACGATAAGTATGGGTGCTACAATTGCGACTGGATCGAGGGCACTTCGTATGCGCCGAAATGTTAGAAGAAATAAATTTTTCCTTGGAGTTTTATTATGGCATCTCTAAACAACGAAATTCTTATTAAGTCTGATAGACGGCAATATGAGCTTTTAAGGGATATTAGTAAAAATAGGTATTTTTGTTGACCATATACTGGAGGCAAGCATGAAAAAGTGTAAGTGTGGAAAGGCGGCTATGCACGAAAGCTGGAGTGCTAAAACGGGTAACGTATACCAATGTTGTGAATGCTATGTAAAGGAAGGTAATCCGCCTTCAGACTGGCACAGTGGTTGTATGCTTGCTTATAAAGCGGAGCAACAAAAAACTGTCGCCTAACAAATGTTGTACAAAATTCGGGCGGCTTTGAAATTATAGGCGCGCGCGAAAACCAAGAAAGGAAACCATGAAATACCATCCGATGGCAGACATTTTTCCGATGATTGAAGGCGCGGAATACGATGCGCTCGTTGCCGACATCAAAGAGAATGGCCTGCATGAGTCAGTCTGGTTGTACGAGGACAAAATTCTTGACGGGCGCAACCGGGCGCGAGCGTGCAAGGATGCTGGAGTTGAAATCAAGACACGCGAATACAAAGGCAAAGACCCGCTTGGCTTCGTGATTTCGCTGAACCTTAAGCGACGCCATTTGAACGAATCGCAGCGGGCAATGATCGCCGCGAGAATTGCGACGATGAACGAAGGCAGGCCAGAGAAAACAACTGCTTCAATTGAAGCAGTTTCTCAGGCCGGTGCAGCAAAACGAATGTCGGTTGCTCGTAGCAGTGTTCAGCGCGCCCGCGTGGTGCAGGAGCGTGGAACGCCGGAGTTATCGCGTGCCGTGGACTCAGGGAAAATGCCGGTGAGCGTGGCGGCGCGTCTTACAAAAGCTACGCCGGAGAAGCAGCGGGAAGTTGTGAAAGACTTTGAATCCAAGGCAACAGCAACAGAAAAGAAGGCGCATGTTGCGCTTGCCACAGGAGAAAATGAATGGTACACGCCGCCAGAGTACGTCAAAGCCGTCCGCGAAGTCATGGGCGGCATTGACTGTGATCCGGCATCGAGCGAGAAGGCGAACCGCACGGTGAAGGCCGAAACATTTTTCACAATCGACGACGACGGGCTTTCAAATAGATGGCATGGGCGCACATTCATGAATCCGCCTTATGCGCAGCCGCTGATAGGCCAATTCTCCGCCGCGATTGTCAAGAAGTTTAAGGCAAAGGAGATTGATGAAGCGTGTGTACTCGTGAACAACGCAACTGAAACAGCATGGTTTCAGAGCATGGCAGAATGCAGCAGTGCGGTTTGCTTTCCTAAAAGCCGGATTCGTTTTCTTGACCCAAGCGGAAATCCCGGCGCGCCACTTCAAGGGCAAGCCGTCATTTACCTTGGAAAGAAGTCTGATGTTTTCTGTCGGGTGTTCGGAAAGTTTGGCATTACATGGAGCAGGTGAACGGATATAACCCGCTTCGGTGGGATTGCGATAAGCGCGGATGTTTCAACAAGCTGAAGCGGCCAAAGATCGAATTTTTTTCAGACTGCTTTCCCGGACGAATCAACTTTGGAGACGTTGACGCGATAGTAGAGATCAACGGAAAGGGCTTAATGCTCGAATGGAAAGAAGGACAGCAGGAACTCAAGCGCGGGCAACTTCTGATGTACGAACGATTGACGAAAACAAAATTATTATCCGTTTTTGTGGTTTCTGGCAATGCTGAGACTATGGTGGTGGATGGCCTTATGGTGTGGTTTTCCGGGAAGGGCGAGAAGTGGAAACCAGCGACGCTTGATATTGTGAAGCAGCGTATAAGAAATTGGGTGCAGTGGGCACAGAAAAACGAAGACGCGCGCGCAGAAAATTAAGGAAGCCGCCCGAACTTCGTACAACAGCCGCAGTATGCAATTGCGGCAGGAAATTAAGGAAGTGGATTATAGGCCGCAACAGCATACATGCGGTGAACGCAGTATGCCATGTTGCGGCTCAAGCACCGGGGGCGGTACGGTTTACAACCCGTCTCTCAGAACAGTATCGAAGACACCCACAACCCGAAGCGGGGGGGGCGTTATAGCCTCTGTGGCCGCCTGGTGTGTAACCGGAGGGGCATCAGGTTTTTCCCATATCCGAAATTCTGGCCCCCGATCTTAAAAAGAAAAAGGTAAATGGAGAAAAAGAAGATGAGTGAAACATTGCCACAGGCTAAAATGGTTCCCATTGAAAAACTGCATAAAAACCCGGACAATCCTCGCATAATCAAGGATGCCAATTTTAAAAAGTGCTTAATTTAAATCAAAAAAGGCAGTTTAAAACACAATGACAGCAGGAAGACCACGAAAGCCAACCAAATTACACGTCATAAACGGCACCGACCGCCCATGTCGACGTAATAATGATGAGCCGGAACCTGATGTTGTTGAAAATGTGCCAGATCCTCCTGAGTTTTTGTCTGACACAGCTAAAGAGGAGTGGTATAGCATATCAGTAAAGTTACATAATATTGGTGTGTTGACTGATATCGATTTATCTATGCTTGCTTTGTATTGTCAGGCATACGGAAGATGGGTTGATGCGGAAAAAAAGATTACTCCTGCAAATATGGTTGTTAAAACAAAAAATGGAAATCCAATAAACAATCCCTATCTAAATATTGCTAATACATCTATGAGGGATTGTCATAGGTATTTAGCAGAATTCGGTATGACACCATCGAGCAGAACAAAAATAAGGGTTGATGGTTCTGCGAAAAAGAAAAACAAATTTTTAGAGAATAAGGGACGGCTTGGTGTTTTATGAAAAATTATGTTGAAACGGCAGAAAAGTATGCGCGTGATGCAATAAGTGATAAAAATTATAAAAAACATTGCCGATGGATACGATTGGCAGCACAGCGTTTTCTAGATGATTTAAAAAGGACAAAAAAAAAGGATTGTACATTTTATTTTAATAAAAATTACGAAGAAAACGAAGGTAATAACGCATGTGATTTTATTGAAAAGCTCCCGCACGTAGAAGGTAAATGGGATTCACCGACAATCGTATTACATCCGGCGCAATGCTTTTTTATTGTTCAATTATTCGGGTTTAGGGATAAAAAAACTGGTGGCCGTCGTTTTACGTCTGCTTTGTATGCCACGGCACGGAAGTCTGGAAAGAGCACCCTCGCAGCGGCAATTTTAATATATTGTATATGCTGTGAGGGCGAACCTGGCGCACAGGTAATTAGTGCCGCCACAACGTTTCCTCAAGCTGCTATAATTTTCGGCATCGCAAAAAAGATGATTGAAAAAACTCCCGAACTTCGGGAGGCTTTTGGGTTAGAGGTGTGGGCCAAGGCGATAACTAAATATGATACTGGTAGTAATTTCAGGCCAATACATGCGAAAGCAAGTACTCAAGACGGGTTGAATCCGTCTCATACGGCACTTGATGAGATACATGCACATAAAGATCCAGATCTTCTAAACGTGTTGACTTCTGCTGCTGGTGCGCGGTCTAATCCGCTATGGTTATATACTACGACAGAGGGGTATACATCACCTGGTCCATGGGGTGAACTGCGGGATTTTTCGAAAAAGTTATTGCAGGGCGTATTTGGAAACGAAGCAGATCATTTTTTGGCTTTATTCTGGTGTCTGGACGATGAAGATAAGACTGCCGGTATAAAAGCCGATGATGATTTCGACGAATCAAAATGGGTAAAGGCAAACCCGCTTATAGATACAAACCCTAATTTACTTTCCGCAATACGTAAAGAAGCTATTGAGGCAAAGCAAATGCCATCTAAATTGGCTGAGTTCAAAATAAAACGACTTAATCGTCAGGCTTCGGTTTCGGGTGGATGGGTTAATCTTTTAAAATGGCGTGAGTGCTCTTCTGAAATTGATTTTGATTTTGTGAAAGAATATCCTTGTTATGGTGGACTTGATCTTGCGAGTACGATGGACCTTGCCGCGTTTCGGCTGCTTTGGGATGTTGACGGTATATATTATACTTACGGTTGGCGATGGTGCCCGGAGGATGCTATAAAAATTAGAACTGAACGTGGAACCGTACCGTATTCCGCATGGGTTAATATGGGGTTGATCAAAAAAACAGGGGGAAATGTTATTGATTATGAGGTAGTAGAACGTGATATCATAGAATTAAACAATAAATTTAAAATACAAACAATAGCGTATGATCGCTGGAATGCAACAGAACTTGCGAACAATTTAACAAAAGAAGGTCTTAATCTTGTTGAGTTCATTCAGGGACCAAAAAGCTATCATCCGGCGATGAAGAAACTTGAAGAGATGTATGTTTCAGGAAAGCTGCGGCATGGGGGTGATCCTGTATTAAACTGGTGCGCATCAAACATTGTTGCTCGGACGGATGTAAACTTAAATATGGCTCCTGACAGGAAGAAATCTGCTGACAAAATTGATGATATGGCCGCCTTATTAATGGCAATTGGCGTTACAATTGAAAATGAAGGTCCGGTAAAATCTGTTTATGAAGATATGGAGTATAACGATATGGTAAACAGGATGGCTTTATAATTTGATATTGAGGTATTGAAATGAATGGTTTTATTTGTGTTGCATTATGTTTTTTAATATTAAGTATTGGCCTTGCGTGTATTTTTATTGGATATGCAGCGGCAATATTTGCCGATGCAACATCTGAATTATTAGATAGCATTGGTAGATATATAAAATTTCAGATACAAAAAGAGATATAATACAATGAGATAGTTAAAAGATGGCGTTATAATTTAAAAAGGAGGTATTATGAATAAGTATATTGTTCCGCGGTTTGATGGTAATGAACTTCGTGAAGGTTGGTTTTCAAATGAGGTGTTGTTTGTAATAGACAAAATTTAACGAGGGGTGTATTATGCCGAGGAAAAAAGGAAGCAAGAACAAAAAAAGTTTTCAAAACAAGCCGGTTGAGGTTATCGATAAAATACCAGAAGAAAAAAAGGAAACTCCACCCCCCGACAACAGAACACTTTCTATGTTTGAGGCTGCTGAGTATTTGGGAACTACAGAACCAACGATTAAACTATGGGTTAACCACAAACATCTTGTTGAACACAATGGTCGTATTCCGTTAAGGTCTATTCAGATGTGTAAATTCAACAAAAGGCGTTTTGTATGACTAATAAACAGGATGATAATCTGCTTCCGAAAAAAAGCCTGTTTAATGTTTACGAGGTTGCCGAATATTTTGGTGTGACTGATCGGACGATTCGGTTGTGGGTGGAGCACGGGCACCTGGTTTGTGAGAAAATTGTAGGATCGATACGGATTCCGAGGGAATCCATAATCAGGTGCCGGTTTAATATTAAGGAAAAGGGCTAAAAAATGGAAGTAACAATTTCTCGCAAAAACGGTGTTGAAACCAATGTGGTGACCGATGATATTTGTCACATTGAGGTTGATGGTACTATTGTGTGGTATCCTGAAATGGATGAAGATTTCCCTGATGGTGCTTGCATGTACGATCAGTACGGTGATTACTATCAAGTTGATTATTTATATGAAAGACCATTTTCTGAAAGTTTAAAACGAAAAATGCGTAATAAACAGTTTTCTGGTATGTTTAATCGTTTCTTTAAAGCAATTAAGCAACGATTTAAATGTTTAAACTTCTGTGTACCAATAAAATAACATGTCACGATCATACAGGAAGCCGATATTAACCGACGGATATAACGGTGGTAAAAGAAAACGGTTTGAAAAAAAACAATCCCAAAAAAAGGTAAGAAAATCGAACGTATCAAATGGTGGAAATTATAAAAAATATTACCCACAATGGGATATTTGCGATTTTAAAATACGACTGGATTTAGAAAAAGAAGATAAACCGTGGAAATATTCGAGAAAATAAAGAAATAACTTGCATTTTATAATAATTTTTATTATAATTATAAATAACCCATCCGTTGGTTGTTTGAATTACATAAATTGTGGGTAGCCTTTATTGGTTATGAAGAGGGGGTATGTAATGAGGTCTTTTTTCGTGTTGATTGCTGCTTTTGTTATTATCAGGTGTGGCTCTAATCCGGTTGGTAATAGTGGAGAAAATTCGCAAAAACGTTATGTTATTAATGGTACTACTCATGCTGTTACAGAGCCTGGTGAAAAGCATATTGTTACGTTTGAGGGGAACAGGTATACGTACAGCCAATTTTTTATTGGAAGCTATAGTGCGTCTACTAATACAGATACACTCATTGGGTACAAGCCACATAACTATATAATTGATTTTGAGTCGGGCAAGATGGCTTTTACTGCTCCAGAACCTAACATGCCGTATAAACTGATGCTCTTTGAATAATCAAATTTGGCAGAGGATATAAATGAAAAGAAACCTAAAACTTGAGCTGTATGTTGATGATCTTGAGCTTCATGGCAAAATCAGATCATCGGTGAGATTATATCGTGCATGTCTTCGGGCTGCGTACTCATATTGTGCATTGGCAGAAACAGCCGGGTCAGAAATCGTTTGTAAGGATAATAATGTAACGATAAAACCTACTCCGCAAGCGGTTAAAATCCTCTCTGAATGTATAAAAACGGGAGGAAAAGTAAAATATTATGAAATGTATTACTGGATGAAAGAATTGTATCCGTCGTTAATATCCGATTCGTATTCCAAAATACAATATGTAATAAATAGAATGATGACAGCTAAAGATCAGGACATAAAAAAATGCAATAAAAAGTTTTTAATTCTGAACGGGAAACGTGCGTTCGCTCAATTCAATCGGGCCGGGATTCCGTTAAAAGCAGGTTCGAAAAAGGTTATTATTGATGGCCACAAGGTAAAATGTCGGTGGGATAAAGAAATTGGAGAAATAGAATTTAACACTCAAAAGCTCGATTCATCGACATATTATGCGTTTTCATCATTACGGGAAAAGCGCGATGGCTGGAAGATTTGTGATTCATACCTGTCATTCGACGAAAACAAAAATAAAATTATATTGATTTTGTCGTATGAGCGCCCCGATACTCCGAGTAAACTTGATCCTGAAAAGATAATGTATGTAGAGTTTTCCGATGATAAGGAGAAATTTATCACCTGTTATACTGATGATAAATGGTCAAGCCGTCCTTTTTCAGCAGCTGGTATTGTCGGGTATTTGTCACAGATGGAATGTATCTATAATAAATACATTCGCGAGTTTAAAAGTTACATAAAGCGAGAAAAAAAGCAAAAAAAGAACGTTAAGGCAAAGTTGAACCGGTATACTGAACGTCGGGCGAATGCGGAAAAGAACAATAATCACCTATGGAGCAGGAGAATAGCAGATTTCGCCCGGCAGCAATGCGCTGGAAAGCTGGTAGTGATAAATATGCCGGAAAAAACATTGTTTGATTTTCTTTACGGGTGGTTTGATCTTAAAACGAAGTTGAATTATAAAATACAGGAGATCGGTGGAGAGTGTGGTTTTGTTGAAGTGAAGAAAGAGAAGTGCGCGTGAAAACAGACATCAATATAGTTAATTTAGCGGCTACCGTTTGTCGCACATGTTGGAAAGCTCAACATAATGGACTGTTTTGTCCACCTTCGCGCAATATATTGGTGTCTATCCCCAGCGCGCGGGGAAACGGGGTCATTTCGGAACCGATCTGCTGCCAGACTGCCGTCTATCCCCCGCGCGCGGGGAAACGGGATTGCTATTTCTGGACATAACTATCGATGATAAGTCTATCCCCCGCGCTGGGGGTGAAAGGTGAAAAATGAAAAGGTGTAGTAACTGTCAAAAACATTTTAACCCGATAAACACAAGGGAAAAATACTGCGATAGATGCAAGGGTAAGGGTGATCGAGGAATACGGTTTTATCATGCAAACAAGGGCGACGCTATTAATATAGGAATTAAAGTGTCGTCATTAAATAAACGTTCAACGTTATTACGAAAGGTGGTTCAGAATGGATCTGAAGAAACTCGAACAGCATAGCGACAACTCTCTGGAAAGGCTCGACAAGGCTGCTGATGAGCATTTCGACGGTAAACGTGAGGACAGATCAGCGCTTGTTCAGGCCGGGCTGTCGAACGCAACCGCTCGCCAGATCGGTGCTAATCTTAATATTCGGAAAACCAAAATCCGCGAAGCATTGGCGGTGGCGTAAAATGATTAGTGTCACCATCGATATAGAAAAAGCGCGATCACAACGCGCACGGCGTAGATGTTTTATGTCAATCGGCTGTTTTGCCGATCCCCACCCGCTTAAAACGAGTATCGATGGTGGCACATTTATTTTTTCCCGCACAGAGCGCGAACCTGTAGCACACATGAAACCCCGTACCTTTCGCGCAAGTTGTAACCCATTGAAACGTAACGGAGATCGAAACAATACAATTACAATCGCAAACAATCCAACATTGAGAGGTTACCGGTACGCGCAAGAGGTACTTCAACATATTGATTTTATTGTTGTTGCGGGTGATACAGTTTCAACTCGTGCGCGGGCGGGGATTGTGAGGAAAACAGTATTCTCAAAAGGAACCAACCGCAACGTTTCAACTCGTGCGCGGGCGGGGATTGTGAGTAATTGCGCGACAAGAGTCTCTTCTTCTGCGCTAGTTTCAACTCGTGCGCGGGCGGGGATTGTGAGATTGCTTAGTTGTCAATAATCATTTATAAGGCGGGTTTCAACTCGTGCGCGAGCGGGGATTGTGAGACTAATCGAAGATAGTGATTGTGACGAAACGGTATTGTTTCAACTCGTGCGCGGGCGGGGATTGTGAGAGCAAGGGACTGCAAGGCGGAAAAAATTCAATTGTTTCAACTCGTGCGCGGGCGGGGATTGTGAGATCGGAAATAGCTTCATCCATCGGCGGCAATATCGTTTCAACTCGTGCCCGGGCGGGAATTGTGAGGGGGCGAAACAGGAAGAGGTAAATAATGTGTAAAATGAAAATGCTGAAAAAAAGAATTAGAAATGCCGGGATCAAGCGAAAGAGTCTGGCAAAAATGCTCGGAGTATCGTACCAATATTTGAACCTGTGGCTTAATGATTTCGCTCCACTCCCCGATGAGTACGAGAAAAAGATTAATGAAATATTGGAGAGTGCAGCAAAAAAGTAGCTAAAGAACCTGACAGGTCGCATTTCCAGTAAGCCTGTGGATTAATTTTCACGGGCTTTTTTTATTTTTATTCTTCTACAAATTTCTAAATATTTCTATCTATTACACAGTTTCTATACACAAGTGTATTAAAATTGCACCATTTTAATACACATTTATGTATGTTTATGGTTAGATTGATTACTATTTAGTCATTTTAACCGGTAAATGTACTAAATGAGCTTTATCTCAAAAATTGCTCGGCTATTTAAAAACGATCTTGCCTTGAATGATTCAAAAGCATGGAATTCTTCGCTTTGGAATCTTTACGGATCTCAATCCCCGTCCGGTGAAAACATAAACGAATACAACGCAATGACGTATAGTGCGGTTTGGAATGCTGTTTATCAAATTTCCAGCACTTGTGGCAGCTTACCTCTCCATTTACGGCAACATAAAGGCAGAAAAACGCGATACGCTACTGAAAGTAGCCTTTATCGGGTTATGCATACCCAATTTAATCCATTTATGACTGCTAAAATAGGTCGTGAGTGTATGATGTCACATGTACTTACATGGGGAAATGCATTTGCAGAAATTGTCAGGAACCGGGTTGGCGATATCACTCAGTTGTGGCCGATCACTCCAAATCGTGTAAAGCCAAAAATAGAAAATAAAGAGCTGGTTTATGTTGTCAAGGTAGATTCAGAAGAAATTACCCTAAAAAGGGATAGAATACTCCATATTGCCGGGTTTGGGTTTGACGGGCTTGTCGGATATTCTCCGATAACGATGGCGCGTAAAAACATTGGGTGGGGAATGGCGATGGAGACGTTTTCTTCAAATTACTTTAACAACGGGACACATCCCGGTATAGTTGTATCTCATCCAGGACCGTCGATTTCTCCGCAAGCATACACCAACCTGAAAAAGTCGCTGACAGACACGTACAGTGGTTTAGGCAATTCACATAAGTTAATGTTGCTCGAAGAGGCAATGAAGATCGAGCAATTAGGTTTTTCTCCGGAAGATTCGCAATTTTTGGAGTCAAAACAGCATCATATCACCGATATTGCCCGATGGTTTAATATTCCTCCGCACAAATTGAAAGACATGACAAAATCGTCTTTCAACAACATTGAGGCAGAGAATTCCTCTTACGTGATCGATACTATCTTGCCGTGGGCGATTCATCTTGAGCAGATTTACGATACTCAGTTAATAAGAAAAAATGAGTATGAATCTGGTTTTTATTTCAAGCATGTTTTGGAGGGTCTTTTAAGGGCTAATTCGAAAGAACGTGCTGAATTTTACAAATTAATGATCGGAAGCACGATAATGACCCCGAATGAAGCAAGGGAAAAAGAGGATATGAACCCGAGTGACGATCCGCTTGCTGATGAATTATGGGCACCGACAGGGAATATTCCGTTAAGTAAATTTAACGAGTATCTTAGTAAAAACCAAAATGGGCAAGAACCAGACATAGAAAAGAAAGAAGAAACTGAAGATAAAAAAATGAAATTGTTCGCAACCTAAAAAGAGGGTGAAATAATGATTACTGTTCGAAAAGGTGCATCACGCAGGATTGATAATAAACACAATGTTCAAAATAAAGATGAAGAGGCTACAATTTACCTCTATGGTGATATTGGTGGCTGGTTTGGTATTGACTCACAGGAATTCATAAAGGAATTCAATGACATCAAGGCAAAAACAATACACCTCCGGGTTGATTCCGGTGGTGGTGATATCTTTGCGGCTCGGGCGATAAAAACCGCAATAATGCAGCACAAATCCAAAGTGATTGCACACATCGATGGCCTCGCAGCCTCTGCAGCATCTTTTCTCGTTATGGGTGCAGATGAGATTGAGATAGTTGACGGCGGGTTTATGATGATACATAACGCACTCAGTTTTCTTGATGTTTTTGGATATTTTAACGTCAAGGCGATGGAAGAGCTGCGAGAGTATATAGATAAGGAAATATCGCTACACGAAAAAATAAATCAATCTATTGCGAATGACTATGCTAAAAAGACTGGCGAAAGCGCTGAATCGTTTTTTGAGCTGATGGGTGAAGAGACATGGTTTACTGCTGAGGAAGCGCTTGAAAATGGGCTTGTAGATCGCATATATGATGGAGAAGCCGTGGATGGAAAATACGACCTGTCGATTTATAACAATGTCCCTGAAAAAATGCGTGTCAGGGCAACTGCCGATAACAAAAAGAATGTTACTGAGCGCGGTTTAGAGAAAAACCTGCGGGATGCAGGGTATTCTCGAAACCAGGCAAAAGATATAGTGGCCAAGGTTTTTCATGACGAGCGGGATGCTCGAAGTGAACCCGAAAATCACAATGTGCGGGATGCTCAAAGTGATGACGGTGCCAATCAGCGGGATGCTGACAATGGTCAGGAGAATACCAGTGTAAATCAGGACAATACGGTTGAAGATGCAACTCAACTGATTGATCCTGTTGTTCAACTTTTAAAAAAAGTAAACATTTTAAAAAAGGAGAAAAGTGATGAAAACAATCACTCAGCTCAAGGATGAGGTAAAACAGTTGATGAAGGCATCTGCTGATATTGATGCCAAAGCGACTAACGAAAACAGGGGACTTACCGAAGCAGAAAGAAATCTTAAAAATGAACTGCTCGACAAGGTTGAGGAGATCAACAAGGAAATTTCTGTAAGGGAAAGAGAGTTGCGAATAGCTGATACACTCGAAGCTTCGGATGAACCGCTTACCGTTTCGAAGGGATCTGATGTTCGCATTCCAATGAATGACAGCAGATCGAGAGATAAGTTTGGGTCAATGGGGGAAAACATAACAGCGATGATTGTTGCCAGTAGACCAGGTGGCAATTATGATCCTCGTTTACGTAATGCGGCCACTGGTTTAGGAGAAACAGTTCCGAGCGATGGTGGATATTTACTTCAGAGCGACTTCGCTGATAAGTTGTCTGAAGACCTGTTCGACAATAGTCTAATATTAGGGCAATGTGAAAAGCTGCCAATATCTGCAAATTCAAACTCCATTACAATTAACGGTTTTGATGAGACAAGCAGGGCGACAAGTACTTTTGGCGGAATAACTATTTACAATGCTGGTGAGGCGGATGAAAAGACAGCATCAAAACCAAAGTTCCGTCAAGTTGAACTAAAGCTTAAAAAATATATTGGCTTGGTTTATCTTACCGATGAATTAAGGATGGATGTTGCTGCAATGGACACAAGAATAACAAACGCATTCAGGTCTGCATTTGATTTCAAAATCCAAGGCGATCTTATTAATGGGACTGGTGCAGGGACCATGTTAGGTGTTATGAATGCAGGGTGCCTTGTTTCTATTACAAAGGAAGCTGGACAAAATGCAAATACTATAACTACTGAGAATATCGTTAAGATGTATGCTCGGCGCTTTGCTGCGCAGACTTCTAATTATGTGTGGTATTACAACCAAGACATTGAACCTCAGCTTTTTACAATGACGCTTGATGTAGGTACTGGCGGTGTTCCTGTTTTTATGGCTGCTGGCGGTCTTAATAATGCGCCGTACAATACCATTCTCGGTAGGCCAGCGTATGCAATTGAGCAGTGTGCAACGTTGGGAGATAAGGGTGATGTTATTCTTGCCAACTTTAAGGATGGATATATTGTTGCCGAAAAGGGTGGAATACAAAGCGATATTTCTATCCATGTTCGTTTTGTAAACGACGAGACTATTCTTCGGTTTGTGCTTCGACTTGATGGCCAGCCATGGAGAGCAAGCGCACTCACACCGCATAAAGGAAGTAACGAACAGTCGCATTTTATAACGCTCAATGAAAGGGCATAATTTAAAAACAATATAGTCCTAGCCGGGCAATAATGCCTGGCTGTTATAAAGGAGAAAAATATGAAATCGAGAGAATTAAAATACGCGCTGGTTGCAAGTGCCCTTAATCTGGCAACAGGAGCAACGCAGGAAACCAAAAGTATCAATATGAAAAACTTCCACCACTGTCGTTTTCTGATTGATGTTGGAACGATGGGTGCTGCTGATTCAACACTAAAGGCATATTCTGGGGCTACTGATGGTGCGACAACCTCTGCCCTGGCCTTTTCTTACCAGTACGGTGGGGCTACAAGTATATGGGGGTCAACCGGAACGTCAAGTGATGTTCTTGCAACAGCTACAACTGTAACGGCTGCAACTGGCCTTGTGATAACCCAGGCAACGTATCCGAATTATTTGCTCATCGTTGATGTCCCGGCAACAATAATGGACATGGCAAACAATGAAGAGTGGCTTACGCTTGAGTTTACCGATGCTGGTGGTGCGACAGGGCTTGTAAGCGTGTTTGCAGTTCTTGAGCCGCGCTATGCTGGTGCTTTTACTGATACTTGTTTCGCATAATAATAACGGCGGTGTAAAAGCCGCCTTACTTAAATAGGAGAATTCAGAATGTTAGATGCAACCGATCTTGAAAGAATCAGGGACATCGTAAAGGATGAGATTCGGAAGAGTAAGGAGTCTTCATCTTCTTACAAGGTAGACAAGAAAAAGGAGAAAAAGAATGAATTATAATCAATCAACCAGAGACAGGCTGGCAGACATGGTTGCCGGTCTGCACGTTGAAACTACCAACAGCGTGTTGGTAGCCGCGAACTTTACGACAGGCGGTGTTGATACAAGTCTGTTTAACGTTTACGGTCGGATAGGTGTCAAGCAGCTATTTATTGAGCTTACTGCCGCCGCTGACGCGAACGTTACTCAGGTGCTGTTTCATGTGACGTATACCACACCGGTTATCGCACAAAACCCTATGTGTGCAAAGTGTGCGAGTATTGCGAACCTTGGCGCATACGGCAGGATTGTTTTTGTCGGCGGGGCCGTTGCCACTGCTGCGGTTATTACCGACTCGGCAGGTCTTTCGGATGTTGAGGCAGCAGGGAAAATGCATATTATTGGTGGTATAACATCTGCCGGTGCAAACACTGTATGTGCAATTGGTATGCAATCCAGTGATGCCACACAGGCCGGAAGTATAACCGCTACAGCGCACCTGTATTATGTTCCTATGTCTACGGGGGCGTATGCAGAGGCCGCAGTATAAGGACGACAAACTATGTCTATTACACTTGTATCAAACAATGTGGCCAGCCGTGGCTTTGTAGTAAATGGAAACACTGCAGATTTATCCGGTTGCGAAACGCTGGTCTCTGGTGTTTCTGGAAAGTCGATATATGTTGAACGGATTGCAGTGTCATTTGGCGCTGCAATAACAGTTACCATTGGAGAAGGCGAACAAACGCCGACTACAACTACCACGACTTGTGCCCCTGATCGTTGGGATGTATCAACTGTTTTAATCGGCCCTTTGTATGGTGCTGCCAATTCAACAGTAGAACTTGTTTTTACTCGTCCTATAAAGTTGACAGCTGCAACAGATCTTACAGCCGATGCGTCCGGTGCTGGCAATGTCACTATTATTGTTCAGGGATACATTGAGTAATGTGTGAAGAAATATGCCAAATAGTGAAAGGATTGCGCCATGTTTGCCTATGTAGATTGCGGGGCTTTTAACGGTAAAATAATGCGAAGGGTTTTATCAAGTGACCGGTATGGCCCCAAATATAAGGCTTATGCTTTCGAGTGCAATCCTTCGCTCGCCCATATTCGCTACGGTGATGAAGTAACCCTTTATCACCGTGCGGTATGGGTTAATAATTCTATGTTAAAGTTTTTTATTAACACTCGCCACCCTACCATTCAAGGTAATTCAGTTTACAAAGATAAACGTACTGGTAACCTCGACAAAAATCATCCTATTGAGGTTAAGGGTATTGATTTTAGCAAGTGGTTATCTGAGACATTTGCTCAAGATGATTACGTTGTTATTAAAATGAATATCGAGGGCTCAGAATATCCAGTACTTGAGAAATGTGTTGATGACGGAACGATTGATCTTATCAATGAGCTTCATATACAATGGCATTACAACAAAATACCGGGAATGACCGAAAGGCACAAAAGCCTTGTCGCAAAGCTGAAAAAAATTAAAAGCCTCAAAATGTATCATGGATATGGAGTGTTGCGGTCATGAACGGAATACTGCATGTTGCTTTTGGTGAAAATTATGATAAACTTGCAGCTTATTGTGTTGCGTATTCTCGTAGATATACTGATCTTCCGTTTGCCATTTTAACCAATATAGTAGACAGTAACCGTCATGGCAAATGGTCTGAAATTGATAATGTTGAGTTTATATACATTAATGACGAAAGGGAAAATAATCGTAATTATAAAACAAGAATGATTGAGTATACTCCTTTTGATAAGACATTATATCTTGATTGTGATTCCGTTATTCAAAAAGATGGTGTTGAGAAGGTTTTTGATCGTATAAAAGACAATAGTGTTTTGCTTAATTTGTATGGTCATTGGAAAGAGGGAAAACATATACCAGGATTATATTCAAAAGCGCTTAGGTTATCCGGTCTTTCCCTTCCAATAGTTGTTTATTACGGTGCTTTGTGTGGTTTTACTAAAAACGGTACTTCTGAATTTTTTAATGAGTGGCATCGTGTTTGGAAAGTTACTGGATGTGGTCGAGAAATGCCTGCCCTATCATGTGCTGCAAAACTTTCCGGTATAAATGTTGATGCAATGTCAAATAAAGACCGCGTATTTACATGGCCAGTAAGAAGTAATTTTTTTATACAACATAATTATGGTAAAGAATTGTTAAGGCGCGTAGGGTATCCAGAATTTAAACATTATAAGCCGTTTGATAGGAGAAAAAGATGAATGTTGCCGTTATTGCACAGTCATGTAAATATTTTGCTGCTCCGTTTTTCGCGAAAGCGTTAGGAGCAAAACTGTATTCTATTGATCGAACTCAAGACAAGTTTTTTGGTGATATCATAAAGGTTAACAGGTTTTCCAGAAATATAAACGCTGACTATCTTTTTTTTATTGGAACACGGTCACTTCTATATTGTGCGAACAGGCTTGATTTTAATAAATATAAAAAGTGTGCGGTAATATTTTCCGATACCAATTGTGCGAGACTTGAAAAAAGTTGGAAAGCAGTTGTTAAAAAACACGGTATAACAACTTATGCGATGCCTGACCTAATCCGATATTGTTATAAAAGTACTATTCCTATTTATCAAACAATGATACTACCAGATATTGTAAAACAAACCACTAATAATCAACCTGTTGTAATCTGCCATTCCCCAGGTAAGAAAGCAAAATATAAGGGGACCGATATCATCGTTTCTGTGGTAAATGAACTGAAGAAAAAATATGATATTGAGTTAAACCTTTTAACAGACAAGCCATGGGTGGAGTGTCTAAAGGAGAAGGCTCGTTCTGATATAATGATTGATCAGATTGTTGTCGGAAATAAGAATTTTGATAATTCAAGGTTTAAAAATAATAAAAAATATCAAGGGGCAATCGGAAAGTCCGGGCTTGAGGGTATGCTTCTCGGTTGTTGCACTGTTTCCGGTTGTGAACAGCCTGTAACTGAACCACATTTTTATCGTCCTCCGGTAGTTTATACAGATGCTAAGAAATTGAAAGATGACCTTGAGTATTTAATAAAAAACGCTGGGGAGAGAAAAGATATTGCTGAGTCACAGACTGTATGGGCAAAGAGACATCTCGCCCCTGATTTTATGAGGGAATACGCCACACAGCATATAACAGGCAAGGTAATAAAAATTGATAATATGCTAAAGACAACCGAGCCGCCGAACAAGGTTTATCCGTATGAAACAGTTTAACACTTGGGAACGGTACTTTGACCCTAAACATCCGAAGCACAAGTATCAGGTTGCCCGACATGCGTGGTTTATGGAACGGATTAAATCAGGAAAGTTGCTTGATGTCGGATGTTCAGGAGGGCTTGCATTATATCTTGCTGGTAAAAAAGCTGAAGTAACAGAATTATATGGTGTAGATATCTGTGAGAATGCGCTTGAACAGGCACGACAGAGATTATCTAAATACAAAAACAAAGAGATAGTTCTTTTAAATACTACAGCAGATTCTCTCCCCTTTGAGAACAATTATTTTGACTTCGTTTTGTGTGGTGAAACTCTCGAACATGTACCAAGTGACATTGACGCAATAAATGAAATTGTGAGGGTAGCAAAAACAGGCGGGACCATATTGGTGTCTGTTCCAAAAGACGGACATTTGTCTAAAGAGCATATAAGGCTTTATGACATTGATAAAATAAACAAGTTACTTGAAAACGCTGGGGTTAAAATTATCGAAAAAGATGAAATGAAAGCAAGCCGCAATGGCTATTATTTGCTTCGAAACGGAATAAAACGGTGAATCGCAAAAGCAAAAAAACAATAGCGACAAACGCATGGAATAGGGTCACCTTTCAGGGGATATTGTCTGCTGTTGACGGTGAGGGTGGATATGATAACACCTGGATAGATATTGCGACTGTATGGGCTGAGATAAATGCGATAACGGCAATACAAAAACTGGAATACAAGAGTATTGACGTTGATGCAACTCATCGGGTTATGATCAGAGGGAGATTTACTGCAAACGGTAGCTGTAAAATCGTTGATGACACTTGGACAATAACGTGGAGCGGTATTGTAGCGGGAACGGTATTGATAGAATATCAGGTAAATGGTGGAAGTTGGGAAACAGTTATTTTGGCAGCACCAAATACTGGTAGTTATGATTGGACCATACCGACAGATGCAATAGGACAAAACGTGGTATGCCGTATTAGTGGTAATTAAAACGGTCGTTCGGTGTAATCAATATTGGAGAAAAGTTGATCAAAAAATATTAGAGGTTAATTATGAAAATCATTAAACATACTCCTATATCAAGATATGAGAAATACGAGCAGCCGGTAACTATAGAGTTAGACGACGGAACATTACTTGATCGTGTTCTCTATTTTAAAAAAGAGCCGTTTGAAGCGGATATCAACAAATCAGCAGCCGATGTTATTTTAAAATGGGAGGAACGACAAAGCGAACCAGAACGGAAAACTATGATTTCTATCGAAGAGGTTGAGGCGGTTTTAAAAGGAAAAGGGTTGATGCAATCAAATGAAAAGTGGGAAACGTGGCAAACTGTAGCGACTACATTAAAGGATATTGAATAATGGCAGCATTTACAAGCGTACAAACAGGCGACTGGGATGATGGAGCGACATGGGGGAATGATTCCCCTGGGGTAAAAGGAACGGATTGGCCGGGGAGTGCCGGGGATACCTTTACCGTCGATACCGGCCATGAGGTGACGTACAACGTTTCAGAGACAAATGAACTTGGCGCGTCTACTATAAACGGGACGCTTACCTTCGTCACCGATGATGACACAAAACTTACTTTTGGAAACGTTTCGCTTACGATAGGGGCAGCAGGGACGCTCAACGTTGGTTCGGCGGTAACTCCGGTTGGTGCCGCCTATACTGCTGAAATAATATTCAATACTACAGGAGATAATGCTCAAGGTATTACTGTGACCGATGGAGGGACTTATAATATTTATGGTGATTCCGCTTATTGCACGTCTTGGGAAACTACCCTTGACAATAATGCTGAAAATACCGATGGTGACAACACGATTATTACGAACAACGATATGGATGGTGATTGGCATGTAGGTGATGAAATAACGATAAAAAGGGAAAGCACAGGAGATTCGTCTTCACGTACTGATGCTGTTGTAGTAAGGACTATAGCTGGAATAAGCGGGACTACTATTACGCTTAATGATACATTGACCGGAGTTACTGCGGATGTTGGAGATACATGGGTTTCAAGGGTCGCGAATGTAACAAGGAATGTGAAAATTTACAAATATGGAGCGGAAACTGATATTCAATCTGCGTCCAGATATAATACTAATCGTCCATTTTTTGTTGATAATACGACTGGTGTTAATTCAAATGTTTGTAGTCATGTTCAGTTTACTGGTTTGTATAGAATAACCATAAACGGAGGTACGTTTACTAATTGTATTGTTAGAAATGGAGAGAATGGATTTAATTCTTCCGACAATAATACTGTGAGCGGAGATGTCTACTCAAATTATTATGGCGTCATTTCTTCCAACAATAATACGGTGAGCGGAGATGTCTACTCAAGTTATTATGGATTTAATTCTTCCAACAATAATACGGTGAGCGGAGATATCTACTCAAGTTATTATGGATTTAATTCTTCCGACAATAATACGGTGAGCGGAGATGTCTACTCAAATTATCGTGGCTTCATTTCTTTCAACAATAATACGGTGAGCGGAGATATCTACTCAAATTATCGTGGCGTCATTTCTTCCAACAATAATACGGTGAGCGGAGATATCTACTCGAATACTTATGGATTTGAGTCTTCCAACAATAATACGGTGAGCGGAGATATCTACTCGAATACTTATGGATTTTATTCTTCCAACAATAATACGGTGAGCGGTAGATTAGGTTATAACGGTGCTGTTTCCGCACCAAATACAAACGATTTGGGTTATAGTCCAGTTACAAAATGCAAAAATTGTAAAATGCCGCTTGCAGGGTTATCGCTGTATGATTTAAATGATATTGACGGTGCATCACTTTGTTTGTCTGATCATGATGATAAAACGCTAAACTCCCATAAAACATATCAGGTTATGGGTAATACGATTAAGACCGCATGTGATGGAACAGGAGATTCCCCGTCCGTTGATCCCGATACCGGGAATGGTTATTGTATTGAGGTGAGTAATTTACAATCGAATTTATCTGCGAGTAATTTTATAAAAGTTTTGAATGATTATGAATACGGAGTTTACGCTGAAGCATCGGTTGAAAAAACATATACGTTTAAAATTCAATCAACTTTTACTGATACACTTGCAAATACCGAAATAATTTTAGAGGGAAAATACATGGCCGGTGCTGACGGTGCGTTGACAACAACAGCCTCGACCGAAACTATTGCAACACGCAGTAACGATACGGACTGGACACAATCTCTATCGGTGACATTCACTCCATCACAAACAGGATTTGCATTTTTCCAGATTAAGCTTTGCAAATATGAGTCAGGGAAGGAAATTTATGTTTGGCCGGAGGCGGTGATTAGTTAATGGCTATAAATGATGTTGTATGGAAAAACGGAACCGCTGAAGTAATCGAGTCTACAGGAAGCGATATTACTGTTTACTGGAAAGACGGGACCGCTTATGTACAACATGAGTACGAAGAACCTACCACTACCACTACTACAACCGAAGCTCCGACTACCACTACGACAACCGAGGCCCCGACTACTACTACGACAACTGAAGCTCCGACTACCACTACGACAACCGAGGCCCCGACTACCACTACGACAACCGAAGCTCCGACTACCACTACTACGACCGAGGCTCCGACCACTACTACGACAACCGAAGCTCCGACTACCACTACTACAACCGAGGCCCCGACTACTACTACGACAACTGAAGCTCCGACTACCACTACGACAACCGAGGCCCCGACTACTACTACGACAACTGAACCAGTATCATATGTATATACAAGTGCGTACGATGTTATGCCTGCACTCGATATTACCGGAACACCGAATGAAAGTTACCGAATAAAATGGACTACTGGCGGACAAACAAGATATTTAGAAATTTTAGTTGTTGAAAATATACAAGAACGTGGGATAATACTTGTTATAACCTGTAAAGAGGCGCGTTAATATGAAGTGGACAATCGGAATGCCGTGTTTTAATAATGATGTTGAGGTCTGGTTTACGGTGCAGGCGTTAAGACTTTATCACGATCTGACTGATTGTGAAATAGTTGTAATAGATAATTACGGATCAGATCAGTTAATGAAATTTGTACAAAAAAACGGTGGTGATACTGTGCGATATTACAGAGAGACCGATGTTACCGGGGTATCTCATGCAAAAAATAAAGTTTTTGAACATGCGCGGGGTGAATATGTTCTGATAATGGATTCTCATATACTAATAAAGCCGGGTGCTCTTGACCACACCCCACCTGGTGACGACATGATACAAGGACCGCTAATCCAATCGTCTCTCAAAAAATACTGGTGCGAATGGCTGCCAACTTGGAGAAAAAGAATGTGGGGGATATGGGGAAAGGCTTTATCGTTCGAAGAAATACCAAAAGAACCATTTGAAATCTGGGCTATGGGGGCCGGTTTCTTTGCGGTGAGAAGAGACAGCTGGCTTGGATTCAACAAAAATTTTCGTGGCTTTGGTGCCGAGACCGGATACATACAAGAGAAGTACAGGCAGGCTGGTCGAAAAGTATGGTGTTATCCTAATATGATCTGGATGCATATGTTCTATCATCAAGGCCGACAGATACCGTATCCGCTTAAAATACAGGATCGGGTGCGGAATTATATCTATGCATTTGAGGAATTAGGTTTTGAATTAACTGATCTATATAAAGAATTCGGAGAGCCACTTGTTAAGAAATTAAAGGCTGGTATAAAATGAGTTATAAACTACGTGTAATCACCGGGCCGACAGTTGAACCGGTAGCGCTGGACGATGTAAAGTTACATGCTCACATTGATTCAGATGTTGAGGATGACATTATCACATCATGGATAAAAGCCGGTAGAATTGCTGCAGAAAATTTTCAATGGCGTGCCTATTACACACAAAAACTCGAATTGATATTTGATGAATATCCGCCGAAGATATTTGAACTACCACGATCGCCTTTAATTTCAGTTGAAAGTGTTAAATACTATGATACTGATAATACAGAATATGAATTTGATTTAAATGATTTAATTATTGATACCGGTAGTTGTCCTGGAAGAATATCACTGGCATATAATGAAACGTGGCCAACAACTACATTACGACCGATAGATGGTTTTAAAGTAAGATACTTTGCAGGGTATGGAGATTCGGAAGACACTACAACAACTGATGACGGAACAGTTTCCGCTATACCTGAATCCGTAAAAAGTGCAATTTACATATACTGTACTTGGCACAATGAAAACCGTGCCGGTGAGACTCCGATACCATCGGCTTTCTATGATCTTTTGCGACCTGATAAGGTGTACTAATGTTAGACAGAATAGGTGACAAAACACTTGCAACGGAAATGAGGCACCGTATAACTATACAGCGTCAATTAAGTACGACTGACGGAGACGGCGGGTTTGGTGTGACTTGGTCTGATTTATCATCATGTTTTGCAGCTATATACCCGAAACAGGCACGGCAGGTATTCAAGTTCAGAACAATTGATGTTGACGCTACACACCAGATAAGAATACGCCGACAAATAGAGATAGAGGAACTTGATAGAATTGTATTTAAAAACAGGGTATTTGAGGTACTTAGTATCGAACGGGCAATATGGAGCGATTATTATAAAAATATTAATTGTAAAGAAGTGCGGTAATATATGTACGTAAATTATACATCATTTATCGATAGAACAATACGTGAATTAACTATGGAACAAAAGCGTCATCTTTCAAAAGCAGCTGCGCACGTTGCCAAAAAAATGAGGCAGAAGGTTTCTGATGAATATTTTGAAGGAGACCATTCTGCACCGGGCGAACCTCCCGGAAAAATGACCGGCAATCTAAAAAAGGGGATTGGATATAAACATGAACATCCTGGAGAGGTTTTGGTTGGTGTCGGTCCACCGGGATACCATGCGCATTTACTTGAATTTGGAACTGTTGATAGATGGATAACAACTAAAAACGGTAAGAAAAAATATGTAGGAAATGTTGAACCGAGGCCATTTGTATACCCTACTTTAGTAGAGGAAACTGCAGCGGTAAAAAGAATATTAAGTGAGAGTTGGGAATAATGTTTGAGTCTTCATTACAAACATTTTTACAGGCAGATGCTACACTCGTATCATATTTAACGGCATATCCGATAGGATCTGATACAACTTCTGCTATTTTTTCTGAGCACGCTCCAGAAAGAGCAGAAATGCCATATATAGTATACAGGATAACAGAAAGCGGGGATACAAATGATAAAGTAATCACAACATTTAATATATACATCGATTATTATGAGAGTTATAAAGATGAGGATAGAAACTATAGCAGAGTAAATGCAAGGGCTGTAGTAAATAGGTTGCAAATTATACTTGACCGTGCCCTCCTTGAGCATGACAGATTTAATTATATCAGACTTTATTACTACGCTTCTTCGCCGGTTAGTGAAGGAAATTCAAGATTAATCCATTACAATACTCAATTTTATGCCCGTGCAGGGCGCAAAAATTGGATAGATTATATCACTTCTTGATAGGAGGAAATCATGGCAAGATACCATGGAGTTACTGAAAACACGTACAAGCGCTTTGTGATAGATTCTGGCGCGGTGTACAAAGGGTATGTTAACGAGTCAAACAGAGGCGACCTTATCGGTGCAACTCGCGGTGGAAACACCTTCACGATTGAAACTGAGTATAAGGATATGACTGTTGACGGTGCAAAGGGTATGGTTAAAGGTGGTCGGAGAATAACGCGTGTGACTGCGACGCTTGTTGCTAATTATATCGAGATTTATACCGACCTCATTCTCAGGGCGCTTCCTGGATCGTCTGAAACCCTTGTTACTAATCATGACAAGATTACTCGTTCTCTCCAACTTGACGACGATGACTATATGTCTAATGTTGCTCTTATTGGTGAGGTTAGTGATGGTGACGCTGTTGGTCCTGCGGTGTTTGTCATTAACAATCCGTTGATCGATAGTAATTTTGAAGCAGCGCTTACTGATGCTGAAGAGGTTGTAATACCTGTTACATACTCCGCTCATTTTGCGTCAACAGATCTTGATACAGAACCATGGGAAATCTTGTGGCCACATGACAGTAACCCGACCACAACGACAACCGCATAACATTAACTTATGGAGGATTGCATGTCTGGTGAAAGAAAGTATAAGATTCGTGAGCTTACGCGAAAGGACCGCGTAACGTTCACGGGTCTTTGCAAAAAACTTATTGAGGTAACCGGCGACGAAACAATTGCGAAGTTATTTATTGCCGACGAATCAACGACAAAAAAAGAAGCTGACTCTTTAACCGATGAATCGCAAATTATATCTATCATGGTTGAAATACTGAAACAGTTTATATCATTTGTCGATTGTGATGCAGCAGAATGGTTTGCAAGTCTTCTTAATATGTCAGTTGAAGAGTATAATGACGGGCCGTTTGATCTTGATTTGATTGTTATAGATCAGGTCGCAGAGTCGGAAAGTATGGCAAGTTTTTTCTCTCTGGCCTCGGGGCTATTCAAGAAGATAACCGAGTCTCAGAAAGCGTCAAAAAAAGTGAAAACGAAGTAAGATTTTACTTACGTTTACAATTAGAACAATTTGACAGTCTGCCTTACAGTGAAATTGTTTTTTACAGCAGGATGATAAAAAACAATGAGTATGAAAAGCAAAGAAGAGGTATGTTATGTTCGGCGTTTAGTGCATGGCTTACCGGGGCGGGAGAGAAAAAATCATGGGCTGCGTATTGTAAGAGCCTTGGACTTATTGAAAAGGAAAAAATCAATAAGGAAACGAAAAAGCGAATGGTTGAAAAATCAATGGCAACCGCGGACAGGATATTAAAAATGTTTCGAGATAATAAATGAGAAAAATATTTGAACTCCATGGCGTTCTTGGTGTTGATGGTCTTGAAGGGTTAAAGAAAGACCTGAAAGGCGTTGACAATAAGCTAAAACTGATGTCACGCAATCTTAAAAAGGTTGGTCGTGATTTCACTAAAATCGGTACCGGTCTGACAAGAAATGTTACATTGCCGATAGTTGCCCTTGGTGCTGCAGTTACAAAGGCTGGTGCTGATTTCGAAAAATCAATGTCAACCTCTCTCGCTATCATGGGTGATGTATCAGACGAGATGCGTACGAAGATGGCCGATGCTGCAAAAGAGGTTTCCACCACTACCGGTCAGTCGGCAAGCGACGCGGCGAAGGCATATTATTACCTTGCAAGCGCAGGAAAAGATGCCGCCCAGTCTGTTGCACTTATGCCAAGGGTTGCGAGTTTTGCAGCAGCCGGACAATTCGACTTACAGATTGCAACCGATCTTTTGACAGATGCACAGAGTGCTCTCGGAATGGCCTTTGAGGATGTTGCTGAAGATGAAAAAGCACTTGTCCGCGTATCTGATGTACTTGTCAAAGCAAACACCCTTGCTAATGCCAGTGTACAACAATTTTCTGAAGCATTAACTAACCGAGCTGGTGCTGCACTAAGGGTCTTAGGTAAATCGGTTGAGGAAGGTATTGCCGTTCTTGCCGCTTACGCCGACCAAGGTACAAAGGGCGCAGAAGCCGGAACACAATTAGGCATTGTTCTAAGGGATTTACAAAAAGCCGCAATTAAAGAAAAGGAAGCGTTTAAGCAGGCTGGTGTTGTCGTATATGACTCTGCCGGAGAAATGCGCAACATGGCTGACATTGTCGGTGATCTTGAAAATTTACTTGCCGGTATGTCAGATGAACAGAAAAAGGCTACAATATCAATGTTAGGTTTTCAGGAGAAATCTGTAGCCTCATTACTTACGCTTATCGGAACATCTGATGCAATACGAGAATATGAATCAAGTTTGAGGAACGCTGCCGGAACTACGGATGAGGTTGCACAGAAACAGCTACAGAACTTTTGGTCACAGTTGAACCTCATAAAAAACGAAATCATAAAGGTAGCAATTTCACTTAGCGAGTCTTTACTGCCTGTATTAAAAAACGATGTTCTCCCTATAGTAAAACACATGGTATCAAATATTAAATCGCTTGCTGATAAATTCGACTCCTTTGATAATTCAACAAAAAAAAATATACTTAGCACACTTGGGTTTGTAGCTGCTGCAGGTCCTATGTTGTTTTTTTTGGGTAGGATGATTACAGTTGTTGCAGGTTTGCGTGGAGCAGTATTGTTGTTAAACGCAGCTTTTTTATCAAACCCTATTGGTTTGGTGGTTACCGCTATAGCCGGGGCAGTCGGAGCATATGTTACATTCAGAACAGCACTTGGCTTATCTAAGAATAGCCAAGACGAATTAAACGATTCGATACGAACCGGTATAGATTTAATGGAAGAACAGGATGAGGTAATAACTAAAGGTAACATAAAAGATCTAAAAGAATTGATCCTTATTTACAAAGCATTGACAACAGTTGATACCTCATCCGTTTTGGGGAAAGACTTGATTAAGCGTGCCAAAGAATTTGAGAGGCGTTTAGTAGCCATTGTCGGCACGGCTGGCGGCTGGGAAACGAAACTTGCGATGGCACAAAAGAAATTAAAGGATCTTTTATCCCCACCTGAACAAGATCCTGAACAAAATCCTAGTCCAAAGCCAGATTTAACGAACGCTGCAGAAAAAGAACGCAAGGCAATTGCCGCCCTTGTTGACGAGATAGACGAACGGATCCGGGCGGAAAATGATCTTGAAGAGGCACAGCTGAAACGGAAAAACAGGGAATACGACGAAAACAAGATCGATGCCGAACTGAAGAAAAACAAGGGTCTGTTGAGTGCGTATAATGATCTGGAAGGCGCTAAAATAGCGCGAATAAAAGATACCGACGAGCGGGAACTCGCCGAACTGAAAGAACGGCAGACCCGTGAAAAACAGATATTCCAGGGATCCCGGGAAGAGCTGGAAGTAATTCAGGAACGGCACGGGGTTGAGATGGAGGACCTTGTCGAGAGACAGTCCCAGCGCCGGATCGAAGCGCAGAAAACATCCGAAGAAAAATTGGGACAGGTTGGTGTTGATTCGATAAGACAAACCTATGATGTTTTTTCGATGTTCAATGAAAATAAAATGATCGCTCTTGATAACAATTATCAACGAGAGCGAGAGAACATTGAAAACTCACAGATGCTTCAGGAAGAAAAAACAAAGGCGCTTGAAAATCTTGATGTTAAATACGAGAAAAAGCGAAAGGCAATAAAAAAGCGACAGGCTATAGCAGATAAGGCAATGGGCATATTTGAAGTTGGCATTAATACAGCTGTGGCGATTATGAACGCAGCTAAAGATTTTATATGGCCATTAAATTTAATCGTAGGTGCTATAATGGGTGCCCTCGGAGCAGCTCAAACAATCGCGATTGCATCAAAGCCGATACCGCTTGCAAATGGTGGTATCGCAAGAAGTACCGATGGTGGGATAACGGCTCAGATTGCAGAGGGTGGACAGGACGAAGCAATCGTCCCGATGAAAACAGGAGTAAAGGAGATCGCGGCCGCGATTGTTGATGCAATTGATCAGACCGGACGACTTAACCTTGTTGCTCCGACGGCAGCGGTTTCAGGTGGAGGTAATAGTCCTGTATATAATACCGTTTGGAAAATAGGGACATTGGTCGCCGATGATTCTGGAATAAAAGAGCTGGAACGACGACAAGCTCGGTTTAGATTTCATGAGGCGCAAAGATTAGGAGCAGCACAATAATGGGAACACGTGGCGATATTTATTTGGGAGCTGAAGGAAGTGAATATTTACTTACGCCATTCGGAAGATCTTTTTCAATAAAAGAGGAAATTATATCTCGTGAAGGACGAACAGCAGATGGTACTCTTAGGCGCGATATAGTTGCGACAAAAAAAACATTTATACTCGATTATTCAATGATTGATGAAACGGATATTGATACACTATTGACAATCTACGAGCTTGATTCAGAGCTGTCGTTGCTGGTTTATAATACGACCGATTTAGGTGGAACAACTGCAGGTCCAGGCGTTAATTATGATCAGTACACAGTACTTATGCAGCCATTTGATCGAAGCAGGTTATTATTAACTGGTGATGGAATCTGGACGAATTTAACAGTTGAGCTGAGAGAAGTATGATAGCAACAACCGGTGCATTTGATACTGCGGTAGTCGCAAACCCGCGAAAACCTAAGTGCAAAATAGACGTTTTGTGGACAGACCCATACGTTCAATCAGGCATCGTAGTTTCGAGTAGCGACGTTAATCATACCTCATGGGAAGACCCGCAGGTTGTTGACCTTGGTGAAACACCGGCTCATAAATATTTTATTCTTGATGGTACAACTGTACTTGATGGGACATATTATCTTGCACCTAGTACTATTTCTGAAGCAAACGAAAATCAAATGGGGTGGTATTCAGAAACTGTTGCCGATGGGTCAGGAGATTTTTCACCATACCCTGAACTTACAATAACATTTCCAGCGAGGGCAATAAATTCACTTCTTGTCGTTGGTGATTCTGTTCTTGATCAATACCCAGTTGATTTCGATGTTTATGTATATGAAGGTGCGGTAGAGGCTCTTCACGAGGTTGTAACAGGTAATGCTATTGTACGGTATACTAAAGATGTATCTGATGAAGGAATTACTTCTGCGACATCGATGAAACTTGTAATTAAAAAATGGAGTGATTCCGATACAATTTCAAAGATACTTGAGTTTTTCGAAACTCTTACTACTACGTTTTATGATGATGATATAGTGTCAATAAATATTCTTGAAGAGCGTGAAATACGTGATGCGTCGCTTCCGGTTGGTAACATATCATCGAATGAACTTGATCTTGAATTACAGAATATTAATATGACTCTTTCTGGTTCTGATATAGAAAACCCACTGTTTCCAGATAATGCTAATAGTCCGTTGCATAATCTTGTTAAGCCTAATAGAAGGATTACTGCGTATCTTGGTTTTGATGGGGCAGAATATATTCAGGTTGGTGTTTTCTGGACTGGCGATTGGAGTGTAAAGGACGATAGTTTTTCTGTTACTGTTCCTGCGCGAGATAGATTAGATCTGTTGAGACGGGCAGAATTTAGGTGTGATGAATTATTTGAGAATACCACCCTTTATGCACTGGCAGAATATGTTCTTGAGCATGCGCGCGACTACATACCGCTTATAGATATGACATGGGATATTGACGAAGAGCTGCAAAACTACACTGTTCCATATGCGTGGTTCGAAAAAACAAATTACATGGCAGCTCTCCGTGATATTGCAGAAGCGGCAATGGGACAGGTTTACATGTCAAAGGATGATGTTGTAATCGTTGAGAGTTATTTAGCAAACCACCCGGATGCATCTGATTTGACAATAACTAAGAGTCAGTATTTTACGAGGCAACAGCCGTCAAATACTGATGATCTGTCAAATTATATTGAAGTAGAAACTCAACCACTATTACCGGCAGATGAAGAATCAGATATACTATTAACAGATGAAATAGAAATTGGTGCATCCGAGACACTATCTGATCTTGAGTTTCATTTTACACGGGCACCAGCTACTGTTTTAGAAGAGGACATTACTTTTGAGGAAGAGACAGGCGGGGTATCTCTTTCTTTGTCTGATGTAACTATATACCCGTGGGGAATGATTGTTACCATTACAGAGGGCTCTGGTAATGCTGGAACATTCAAATTGAAGGCGATAGGGATTGAATATAGCGTACGGGGATCTGAAACTGTGGTATCACAGGATGCGGAATCAATAAAAGAGAACGGAAAGCGGACATATAAATTTAACAACAATCATCTTGTACAAACAAGGGTGCTCGCATTGACAATAAGTTCAACTCTTCTCTCAACGTATAAAGATGAAAGAAAAGATATTACCTTGAACTGGATCGGGAATCCGGCGCTTGAGCTTGGTGATACTATAACTGCACCTGTTTATGTGCCTGATTCTTTGACCGATATATTTGTTGTTTATAAACAGAGGCTTTCTTTTGATGGTGCGCTTCATTGTGTAACATACGGTAGGCGCGTAAGTTTGCCGACGACAACTACGACGACAGAGGCACCAACAACAACCACTACAACGTCAGGAGCATGATATGGCTTGGTCAACACCAGAAACAGGGTGGGGAGTAGATGTTGTCAATTCTGATGATATGAATGCAATAGGGGAAAATCTTGTTACACTTCACAAAGGAAATGGACAGAGTTCACTTACAACCGTTAATCCAGATGCGTCGTACCAGCTTGGTATTAACGCAACTGACGAAACGTTTATCATTGACGACAATTCAAACGCATACATTGACCTGATATTATCAACCGGGCGAGAGCCTGGAAACAGAATACAGTTTCTTAATCAATCAGGTGGAAATTTAGAAATAAGGCATGGTCAAACACCGAACGGAAATTATAAGGCTATTAATCACTATTTAACAGTTGGACAATATTTGCTTTATCCTTATGGTATTGCTACATTTATTTATGATGGTACAGTATGGACGTTAGTGTGTAATTATTCACAGGGAACACCATGAATTTTAATTTATGTAATAATACGGATTGAAAAAATGCCATATACAAGAAAAACATGCGGAAGTCCACCAATTGACAGGGTATTTGATGATGTTTATCGGATACTCAACAGGCTTGACAGTGGTGTAACAGCAGCATCCTCTCCGTCTGCGGGACAGCAAAACCTTGTACAAGTTACAAATGGTGGTGGTACAGATATTAATATGGGATATTTGGTACATGTTGATACAACTGCGGATTATTCTGTTGTACTTTCTCCAGAAGATGCATATGATATCACTGGAATTGTTTATGATTCAGTAATTGTTTCTGGTGGTACAGGATATATAGTTCCGGTTGGTTCTGGTTATGCTGATGTTTATTTTAATTCTAATGGTGCAACAAGAGGAGAATATTTTAGAATGAGTAAAAGTGGTGATACTGGAAATACCGATACTGGAAAAGCGGAATCTGAAACAATAAACAGAATAGATACTATAAGAAATCTTGGTTTTGTAATGCAATCAAGAGTAGGTGAAGGGTTGGCAAGATGTTTTTTAATATAAAAAAATGTACTATATTATTCTATTTTATATTTATGTTTACATTAGATATAATGGCGCTTGAACAATTAATATCTGATAGCCTAGAAACGATGAATGTGGAAATAACCAATGCCACAATAGTCGGTTCTGTTGGCGATTCAATATGTGTTATGGTTGACGGTAATATAGCAGTATGTTCTATTGATTCTTTATTAGAAGCTATTTTCCCTGATATAATAGATGAGATATCTGACACTGCTGATTTAATACGAACTCAAATTCACGACACAGCCGATGTGCTCCGAGGGGAATTAGCTGATTCGATTGGCGACCACGACCACGTTGTTTCCGATGTAACCGATTTGCAGGATTCGCTGGATGGTAAAGCAACAACTACACACGCATCAACTCATCTCGCTGGTGGCTCTGATGAGTTGTTCGATCAGAATTTGGATACTGATGATAACGTTCAATTTGCTGAAATGCTCGCAACAAGCAGAATTCAATTGGGCGA